GGATCCCTGCCGGTCGAGAACCCCCGGGTCTGGGTCTATCCGGAGGACGAGCAATGATCCTCGGGCCGGCCATTCCGGGCTACGCATGGGCACGCACAATCCAGTTGGGGAAGTTGCGGACCATTTCCGCAACTGGGTCCGCACCTGCACCCATTTCCCCGCACGGATACGCACAATCCAGTTGCGGACGATTTTCCCAACTACCCCCGCACGCCTTCGCACAGCCGCGCGGCGCCACTCGGAATCCAGTTGCGGAGGGATCGACCATTCCCAACTGCCACAACTTGAATTTCTGGCAGTTTTCCAAGGCGTTGAGATCCGCCCCAAGTTGTGGGTGTGAAACCCCCATCCTAAAGGATGGGGACGCACCCCGTGGGGTGTGCGTCCACCTTCAGAATGGGAACCCGCGTGCCGTCGCTCCACGGCAGCAACGCGCACCACCCTGAACCCTGATCCCGATCTTCCGCAAACATCATCCAGACACTTCCGAACGGAGACCATCATGGCTTCGAATACCCTCGCTTTGCCTTCAGGTATTGCACCCCCTGCAACAACTGCGGGGCTGATCGCCCCGTCCGCCACCATGCTTGCACTGGATCTGGGAACCACAACCGGTTGGGCGATGCGCCCGACAGCGGGTCCGATCGTCAGTGGCACCCACAGCCTCAAGCCTTCCCGCTACGACGGTGGCGGCATGCGGTTCGTCCGGTTTCGAAAATGGCTCGATCAACTGGATGTTGATGCCGGACCGATTGCGACCGTCCATTTCGAGGAGGTCCGACGCCACCTCGGGACCGATGCCGCCCACATCTACGGCGGCCTGCTTGCAGTGCTCACTGCTTGGGGTGAGGAATTGGGAATTGCCTATCAGGGCGTTCCTGTCGGCACGATCAAGCGGTTCATCGCCGGCAAGGGCAATGCCGACAAGGCAGCCGTTATCGCGGCAGTTCGCGCCAAGGGCTTTGCCCCTGCCGATGACAACGAGGCTGATGCCATCGCCATCTTGCTCTGGGCCATTGAGACCCGTGGAGGTGTGAAATGAGCGCAGCCGGTTTCCTGAAGCGCGTGGCGCAGGTGCTCGAAGATCGCGGCGCTGCATACGGCGATCCGAAAACCCAGATGGAGGCGATTGCCCGGCGCTGGTCGATCACCCTGGGAACGCCCGTATCGGCGCAGCAGGTTGCGATGTGCATGATCGACCTGAAGCTGGCGCGGCTCGCCCATGATCCCAACTATGCTGACGGTCCGATCGATGTGATCGGCTATGCGGCGCTCATTCCGGAGATTATCCGTGGCCCGCGGTCGTAAGCGCAAGGCGGGCCGCCGCCACCCCTGCGGCAAGCTGGTCCCTGCCAGTGTGGGCGAGACCCAGCGTGAAGTCGTGGCAACTGTGCTAGAAGCCCGGCAGCGCCACTACGGCGTGACGGAGAGGCAGGCGAAGGACGACCGGTTGGGCACGGCGCTTGGCCGGGTCGCCTTTGCGGGCAAGATCACAGCAGACCAATATGCGGCAGGCGAGATGTATGGTGAAATCATGGCCCGCAATCGTGCCGTCATGGGCCTGCCCATGGATCAGCCGCGCTCTGTCACAGCTCTGCTTATCAACGAGGGGATCTTCGGTGGTAGCGCGCCTGACCACGATCCTGCCTTCGTCGAGAAGGTCCGGCGTCAGGCGGCCAGCACGATCCTGATGTTGCGAACCGCGGACAGTGACGCCCCGGGCAAGGCTGGTCGCAAGCCTAGCGTCCTCGTCCATGCGGTGGTCTGCCATGAGGCCGAAGCCACCAACTGGCCGCAGGCGGATCTCGTCAACCTGTGCCATGGGCTCGATGCCATGTGTCGCCTGTACCGGATCGGGGACAGTTCGCTGGCAGTTTCCGCCGCCACCCAAGTGAAGTAACAAACTGAATATATTGTCTTATTCATAAATTTCACATTGACCTGACTTGGCAGACGTCGTAGACCTTCCGAAATAGAGAGTTAAGAACTGCGCCCGGAGCCAATAGGCTTTCGGGCGTTGTTCGTTTGAGGTGACGCACATGGCTGAGCGACTGCGCGGACGGGCAGCTGTCGTGCAGCGCCGCCGCCGCCTTCAGGCAGAGCCGCTCTGCCGGGACTGCAAGGCGAAGAGGATCATCACGGCAGCAACCGTGCCAGATCACATCGTTCCACTCACCCGGGGCGGCAGCGATGACGATGGTAATATTCGCTGCCTGTGCGCTGACTGCCACCAGGCCCGGACGGCCGAGCAGTTTGGGCATCGCAGGCGGATCGAGGTCAATGCTGACGGTTGGCCTTGTGCCTGAGCCCGGGGGGCGGTTCGCTCTCAGTCGCTCTCGGTAGGGAAACCGCTGCCGACCCAAACTTCTCACGCCCGCGAGTTAGCGACCGGGGGTGAGGCGCAGAAAAGTGACGCAAAACCGTCTATTCGACTGGATAGTCGCCGCGAACAGAGCGAACGTTGCTTCACGAACACGGAGCGACGCAAATGACCGACAAGGCCCTTCCTACCCGCAACGAAGCCTGGGGTTTCTACGGTGCCACCGCCGGCTTCACGGACGCTGACGCGGCATGGGCCTTCGCCTTTCCGGCAGTGGCCGAGGTCACCGCGGCCAGCGCCGAGGCGGTTCGGGAGTTCCTCGACAGCCGCCACGGCCGCCACTTCGCTGACGATGTGCATAACGCCATCCACGACGGCCTCGACCTCGACGCGGCGATCCACGCCGCCATCGCCCGCTGGATGGGCTGGACGATCGATCGCAACACCGCCCGCGAAACCGGCATCCCCAAGGGACTGCCCTACCTGACTGGCTTCGTGACCCACTTCGCAATCGAGGCCGAACTGGCCGACTGACAGCGCCGAAACCGGCGCTCATCCACAAAGGAGCGCCGATGTCGCAATCTTGGCCGGCAGACAAGGTCGAGCGCAGGAGCGTCTCGGCACTGGTGCCCTATGCCCGCAATGCCCGCACCCACAGCGAGGAACAGGTGGCCCAGATCGCCGCCTCGATCCGCGAATGGGGCTGGACGGTTCCGGTGCTCGTCGATGAAGATGGCGGTCTGATAGCCGGACACGGACGTGTGCTTGCTGCGCGCAAATTGGGCATCGCCGACGTCCCCGTCATGGTCGCGTCCGGTTGGACCGAAGCCCAGAAGCGGGCCTATGTGCTGGCCGACAACAAGCTGGCGCTGAACGCTGGCTGGGACGCCGAACTGCTCGCGCTCGAGCTGACGGACCTGCAGGCCTTCGACTTCGACCTGGGCCTCACCGGCTTCTCCGATGACGAACTGGCTGCCCTGACGGCTGACAAGACCGAAGGTCTGACCGATCCCGACGAGGTCCCGGAAGCTCCTGCCAGTCCGGTCGCCAAACCCGGCGACATCTGGCTGCTTGGCAAACACCGCCTGGTATGTGGCGACAGCACCGATGCTGACACCGTCGCCAAAGCGCTGAACGGCGTTACGCCGCACCTGATGGTCACCGATCCGCCCTACGGCGTCGAATATGATCCCGCTTGGCGGGAGCAAGCCGGTGTAGCCGCGTCGGGCTCTGCCAAGGGCAAGGTGCTGAACGACGATAATGCCGACTGGCGGCAAGCTTGGGCCATGTTTCCTGGCGATGTGGCCTACGTCTGGCACGCTGGGCTTTTCGCCGGCGTCGTTGGGGACAGCCTCACTGCCTGCGACTTCCACCTCCGTTCCCAGATCATCTGGGACAAAGGCCAGCTGGTCCTGAGCCGCGGCGACTACCATTGGGAGCATGAGCCCTGCTGGTACGCCGTAAAAAAGGGTGCCAAAGGCCATTGGGCTGGCGACCGCAAGCAGACGACCATCTGGCATATTCCGAAGCCGAGAAAGAGCGAGACCGGGCACGGCACTCAGAAGCCGGTCGAGTGCATGAAGCGCCCGATCGAAAACAACTCCAGTCCCGGACAGGCTGTTTACGAGCCGTTCTCTGGATCAGGCACCACTATCATCGCCGGCGAAATGACTGGTCGCGCAGTTCACGCGATCGAACTCAGCCCGGCCTATGTCGATGTCGCCATCCAGCGGTGGCAAGATTTTACTGGGCAGGAGGCGGTGCGCGAGTCAGATGGCCAGGTTTTCAAAGCGACCGCTGAGGCGGAGACGTGAACCCAAGCATTTTCTATGACCGCAAGCGCCCCTTTGCGGTCGTCCCCCGCTTGCGATGATTATCCGAAATCCGCCATCCTTCGGACGGTGTGAGCGGGATCGCCATGACAGATGTTTTAGCTTCACCACTGGGCGCACTCGTCCACCTTGACCCCGATCGTGACCGATTGCACCTTGGCATTTTTCATCGCGTCGATAACCGCTTGCGAGGGCTTAGCCGGACAATAGAAGGCGTCAGATGGCACGTCAAAAGCACTGGCGACGCCGTTAGCTTTCGCGATCTCCTCCCCCCAAATGTCTGCGCCATCATCGTAATAAGTTGAATAACTCACGCCGATAAAGTTGTCCGAGTGAGGACCAGGAACAACATACTCGATCGTAGGATCGGCCTTGTTTCCACACAGCATAAGACAGGAAGTCTGAAGGAATCCAAAATCGCTGTATACTGCACCAAAGTTAGTCCGAGGTGTGACTACGTTGCCCTTAACCTCGGGCGTGCAATTGTCAGAGACACCCATTTGAATGCCCGTAACCTTAGAGCCTTTCGTCAGGTAGGTCACGGGGCAGCCCTGAAGGCTGTAAAACAGGGAGTTCCGATCCTTTTGCTTGGATGGCCCGAGTATCTTCTCGATGTAGGCCGGGTTTTCCCCCATTCGAAAAATTGAGGTTGCCCAAGCGTAAGAACCATCCGCCGGCGTCGCCGTCGGAGTTGACACAGCGGCTGCGTTGGACGCGCCCGCGACCGCGTTGTTATCTATTGCCGGCACAACCCTATTGTCGTCCATCGCACTTTTTGAGGCGGCCGCCGGGCGATGTTGCTCAACCATGATAGCAAGCAGCAGCACAAGCGCAGTTGCTATCCCGCCGCCAAGTAGCCACCGATTGTGTGCCGCGGGGGGCGGAGCCTCGATCGTGTCTGGTTGCGCCGTAGCAAGCAGCTTAGCCTTTTCTGCCTGAAACTCATCTTCGGTAAGCCCACCGCTATCCCTGATGCGAACAAGACGCTCCAGCCTATCGAAATCTGTCATTCCACCCCACAATCTGAGCGCGACACGATAGCGAGGGGGATAATCATGTCCAGTCAGACAGATCGAACCCACGTTTCGGAGGCAATGAGTTGGCATCTTGAGGGCGAGCTACGGACTGTCAGCAACCCGGGCGATCTCCACCAGAAGGCATTCTGCCGTGCAACGGCAGCTCTATGTTCCTCGCCACCCGAAAGTTGTCAGGCAGCAATCCACCCATTTTCACCGTTGGGGCGCCAGTAACGCTGTCCGGCATTCCGAAGCCGACAGGATGGTATCTGGCGCGGAAGCTGAGCGTGGGCGTAGCGGTGCGGGTAGATCAGCAGCGATGGCTGCGCCAATACCGATCCCACCGCAGTGCCCAGCCGCCGCTGACCATCGCACATGACAGGTCACCCGACTTGGGCGACACGCACCAGGCCGCAGTCCGCGAACCACCAGCGCCGCCTACGGAACGACAGCGCAACGCCTGGCCGCTCACAAGGATGTGCCCCTCCCGGGATACACCCACCGGACGGCCGATCAAACTGACCAGCGCATCACGCGCCTGCTCAGCCGATGCCTTCGGGCACGGGTGATTGGGCCGGCAGGAGCCATCCATTTCTCGCGCTGCGATACCAGAGAGACGGATGCGCGGGCCTTCGGCGCACCAGATTGGCCCGTCGCCATCCCACACCCGGATGGGCGTGCAGGTGAAGGTTTCTCCGGAGGGCGCGATGGCCACAGCAGCAAACAGCAGAAAACTGAAAATCGTCGTAACCCTGGTGTTGGTGGTGGGAGCAGGCTGGTCACAACGCATAGTTGAAGGACCTCCCCAGTGAAACCCGGCACCAAGCCCAAACCGACCCATCTCAAGCTGATCGAAGGCAACCGGGGCAAGCGACCGCTCAATCGGAAAGAGGCAAAGACCATCCCGGCTCTGCCGGCTCCGCCGCCCCACCTGACTGCTGATGCGCTCGAGGAGTGGAACCGCGTGGCGCATTGGCTGCACCGGATCGGCCTCTTGTCCGAGGTCGATCGCGCAGCCTTCGCTGCCTACGCCCAGGCCTATGGCCGCTGGGTCCAGGCCGAGCGCGCGATCGCGAAGATGGCCGAGAAGGACCAGCTGACCGGCGGCCTGATGATCAAGACGTCCAACGGCAACGCCATCCAGAACCCGCTGGTCGGCACCGCCAACAAGGCCGCCGCGGACATGATGCGTTACGCCGCAGAATTCGGGATGACACCCAGTGCCAGAAGCAGGATCTCAGCGGAGGCGACGTCGGAAGACGCCGACCCCGCCGACCGTTTCTTCATTTAGCCTGCTTTGACGTATGTTATCGCCTTTCTCAGCACCCAGACGGCTCCGGAAAGTACTATAAACAGGACAAAAAACAGCGGGATGCCGATTAGATATTCCGTTATCAGCATTTGGCGCGCGTCAGCTACCTCATTGTCTATCGCCGACTTTAGGGCTGCCAGTTGACTGGCGCCATTCGCATCTACGGAAAATTTTACGCGAGCAACACCGTTTGGGATGCCGCAGAGGCCAGCGATATAAGAAGCGGGATAGCCTTCAAAATCCAGTTCGTTGCACCCTAAAGGGTTCAAAGGCCGCTCGTCACGTTCCTTGTTACCGAAGACTATTGTTATTTCCTGCCCGCTCAGAGACCTGAGCTGATCAAGAGGTGATCCCGGACTGTCGTCTGTTCCAGCATATGGCTGAACATCCAAGATTTTGACGCCTGTGAGGAATCGCTGCGAGCCCGATACTATTGCATACGGGAAATTATTTACCTCGAATGGCCGTGTGTGGATGTCGAACCATGCGGGATGTTCAGCTCTAAGTCTCTCATCCCAGCTCTCACCTAGGCCGTCGGTCATCCGGCAATTTTCGCCGAACATTTCGGAATTTGCGCATATTATGGTCGCATAGTGCGATGGACGTATAACTAAAACCGTGAATAGGCCGCCGGCAATTAGCAGTGGAACAAGCAAAACTAGCAACAGCCGCCGGTATTTACTCCACGTCATTTATACCCCCATTCCAATGCACAAAATGCCGTTATAGAAAAAATTGGCTCCCTGCTACCGGGTAAAGGCTAACTCCTGCCAGCGGCCTGTTGATCAAGACGTCCAACGGCAACGCCATCCAGAATCCGCTGGTCGGAACCGCCAACAAAGCGGCCGCGGACATGATGCGCTACGCCGCAGAATTCGGGATGACGCCCAGTGCCAGAACCCGCATCGCCGCCGAAGCGCCGCCGGAAAGCGACGACCCCGCCGAGCGCTTCTTCGGCTGATCGCACCACCGCTTACGCCCAGGCTGTCATTGCCGGGGACATCATCGCCGGACCGCATGTCCGCAATGCCTGCCGCCGCCACCTCGATGACCTTAAACGCACCGACGGCATCCACTTCGATCTGGAAGCTGCAGCTCACGCTTTTGGCTTTTTCGAGGAGGTGCTCAAACTCTCCGAGGGGCAGTTTGAAGGCCAGCCCTTCCGGCTGGAGCCGAGTCAGGCCTTTATCATCGGCTCGGTCTTCGGCTGGATGCGAAAGGATGGCCGCAGGCGTTTCCGCCGGGCCTATATCGAACAGGGCAAAGGCAACGGCAAATCTCCGGTCGCCGGCGGCATCGGTCTTTACGGCATGACCGCCTGCAATGAGGCCGGTGCCCAGATCTATGCCGCGGCGGCGAAGCGCGAACAGGCCGGCATCTTGTTTGCCGATGCCGTCAAGATGGTGCGGCAGTCACCCGCGCTGGCAAAGCGGCTGGAGTTTTCCGGCGGCGCCGGCCGCGAGTTCAACATCGCGCACCACGGGTCGGGCTCTTTCTTCCGCCCCGTGTCCCGCGATACCGGGCGGACCGGCTCGGGCCCGCGGCCCTATTTCGTGCTGGCCGACGAGATCCACGAGCTGCCCGACCGCTCGATCATCGAGATGCTGGAGCGCGGCTTCAAGTTCCGCCGCGATCCGTTGCTGTTCATGATCACCAACTCGGGCTCCAGCCGCAACTCGGTAGCGTGGGAAGAGCATGAGCACGCCATCAAGGTCGCGGCCGGCAATATCGATGCCGTAACCGACCCGACTTACCTCGGCGAGGTCATCGACGACACGACGTTCAGCTATGTCTGCGCCCTCGACGAGGGCGATGATCCGCTGGCCGATCCCACTTGCTGGATCAAAGCGAACCCGCTGCTAGGCGTTACCATCACGGCGGAATATCTCACTGAAACAGTCGCACAGGCCAAGGCGATCCCGGGGCAATTGAACGGCATCCTGCGGCTGCACTTTTGCGTCTGGACCGACGCAGAGACCGCCTGGATGACCCGGGCGACGGTCGAACCTGCGCTGGCCGACTTCGAGATCGCCGACCATGCCGGTGCGCGCGTGGCGCTGGGGATCGACCTCAGCCAAAACCGCGACATCACTGCGCTCGCTGCCATCGTGCAAACCGGCGTCGTGGAGTCGGGCGAACATGCTGGCAAGCCGCTGTTTGATGGCTGGGTGGAAGCCTGGACCCCGGGCGATACGCTGGCAGCCCGCGAGCTGCGCGACAAGGCACCCTATGCCACCTGGGTTCGCGATGGACATCTCCATGCCCCCAGGGGCGAGAATATCAGCCTGCGGCAGGTCGCTCAGGCACTCGCCGACTATGACCGGATGTTTGCCATCAGTGTCGCCGCCTACGATCGTTATGCGTTCCGAAGGCTGGAGGAAGAAGTAGCCGAACTCGGGCTTGTCCTGCCGTTCGTGGAGCACCCCCAGGGCGGCACCCGGCGCGGAAAGCCCGCTGAGGGGATGAGCGAGGGTTTGTGGATGCCAGGCTCGGTCCGGCTGGTCGAGGAAGCCCTGCTCGAGCGGCGACTTCGATTGAAGCGCAGCCCCGTCCTCGTCTCGGCCATCAGGTCGGCCGT